TACAGAGCGCGGTGTCATCGGTAAAAAACAGCCTTAACTCAGTCGGCGGTACGATAATCGAGTCTGGCGGCGATGCTTATGGCAAATACCAAAAGATGGGTAATGGGTATTTTTTAAGGCCGCAACTTTATTTACTTAATACAATTATTGATTCCGCATATACAAGAAATACAAGCTTTACCGCCGCTGGCCAGCGTGCCACTTATGACTTTGGTATTCCTGCTGGAGCTAGAGCCGCTATAATATCTGCATTTCTACAGGTTACTAGCTCTGGAACGGCTGCGGCAAATGTTAGAATCCATTTTATGGATAACAATACTATGTCTCCAGCTTGGAGTAATGCTAATACTGCAATGATATCCGCGTTACACAAGGGGGTTGCAAATGACTATGCAGGCGGAGATACAACGTTAATTGTCCCGTTAGATTCTAATAGATTGTTTTATGTTTTTGTAGAGGGAGGCGGATTTTCATCTGCAGGCTTATACTTTAACTTACAAGGATGGTATTTATGATTGAATATATTACGAATGAGGATGGTTATATAACACAATTTACAGGGAACGAAATTTTAGATTTAAAGCTCTGTGATAGATTTGGTAATCTGCAATATAAGCTAATTGAAAGCATTCCAGTTCTGAGACCTATCATTGATCGCGCATCTTTAGAAAAAGAAGAAATCACCACGCTATCCACGTACCTAGCAAGCACTGGATGGTATTCCGAAAGAGCTAGCGACTACGTTGAAAGTGGTGGTTTGTACGGAAAACCTACACCACCTGAAATACTGACCGCAAGACAAGCGGCACGTGAACGGATATCAGAATTGAAGGAGGCTCCTCAGTGACCATAGTAGAAATCTTGCCTTGGCTTTCGTCGGCCGTTGCGGGAATCGCAGTGCTCGGGTTCTTCGAGAATAGGAAAAAATTGCTAGTAGAAAAAGGAGCGAAGGAGCAGAGCATGGCACAGTTCGCAAACGACCTAAGAGCCGCGCACGAAAAGATCAGGACGCTCGAAGAAAACGCTCAGTCTTCGCGCGTAGACACGGCTGAGATTAAGAAGGACATTGAATACATTAAGATTGGTCAGGACAAGACCGAGCGGACATTGGAAGAGCTCCGTGACCTCATCCTGAAGCTGGCGAACAATTGTTAGGAGGAACCGTGCGCGCGCGTCAGAAAGATTTCGAAAGAATAGGAAAGGACGGATGCTATTTTCTATCCGTCGTACAGGCCGGGGAACGCTTGACGGGAAAGTACATAGACGCGTACGACGTATATGTACGAAGCCTCGCCGCGCGTTATCTTGATGAAGAATGTTATCTGATCTATCCGGACCGCATTCTTGGCATGGTCACAGGCCGCGCGTATTCCGTACGAAAAGAAGCGCGTAACTACGTCGCTAAGGAAGGCGAGATTGTTATTCTTCGATTCGAAAGAGTCGTAGGAAGAACGACCATCGGACACTTCGTTCTTGCCGGAGAAGACGGAACAGTTGAATACGATCCCTACGGAGCCAGCGAAACGGTTCATTCAGGATCGTTGATATCCAAGCGCGTATTCGCGCCGCTATAGGAGGCGACATGGGAATAGGAATTGATTTGACCGGATTAGGTTCTATCGTGACCGGAGCGGGAACCCTCGCGAAAGATTTGCGCGCCGCGATCACCGGTGAAATAAGTCCGGACAAGAAAGCGGAACTCGAGTCTCGTGCCATGGAACTCGAGAGCGCCGCCATGAGCGCGCAGACCGAAATAAACAAGGTAGAGGCAAGTAGCGCAAGCCTGTTCGTGGCTGGCTGGCGACCTGCCGTCGGCTGGATATGCGCGTTCGGGCTTGCGTACGCAGTCATCTTTAAACCGTTTATTGAATTTATCGCCAATCTATTCGGGTACGCGGGTTCGTTCCCGACCATAGAAGGCGACATTCTGAATACCACGTTGTACGGAATGCTGGGTCTTGGATTGTTCAGGACGGCAGAAAAAATAAAAGGCGTGGCTGGAAAGCACTAAGGAGGAATTGAACATGGACAAGAAAAAGGTATTGACCATCGCGGGAATCGCGGCTGTGGCTGGCGGCTCCGTAGCGCTTTACTTTGCAGGTTCGACGGAAGGAATGATCACCGGCCTTGTCGGAGGCGTGTTCGTAGTCATCGGGCTTGTAGCGGCTTTCTTCAAGTAGAATGAAAAGAAAAGCCGCTCAGATGAGCGGCTTGTTTTTATCTTAGGCGTTCGATCCAATCCAACAGAGTCTGCCCATGTAGCTTTTCCAGCCGTAGGTTCCATTCAGTCATCGGATACGCGTAGGTTTCCTTGAAATTGGAATGAAGAAAGAACGTCGCGTCATCGGCAGGGACGTATATCCCAAGCAACGCTATTCCCCCGGCCTTCTTTTCGGCCTCTAGCCACGCGCGCTGTCCCGGCCGAAACTTAATCCGTACTTCGTGCCGTATTATCTCCGCATATTTCAATTCAATCCAGGCCGGGATCCCTTTGTAATTAAGGTACAGGTCGGGGATTCCGTTCCCGGTTCCTTCGGATTCTATGGCCTGAACGTGCGCCTCCGTTGTCCGTAGCGAGCGCACTAAATGAGCACGAACATCTGCCTCTGATCTCATATCAGCGTCCTCCTTATTTGTTCATCGAAGTTACATTCTTCCAACTCGCCCCATGAGGTTCCTATTTCCGCGTCAGCAATAATAGGAACCTTCAGCTCTACGGCTTTCTCCATCACGTCCTTCAATTCCCTGTACGCTTCTAAGCCAGCGCGGGTCTTAGGAACGGATACGCCATTCTCGTCGTGAACAATAACGTGAGGTGTCAGGACGTCGTAGATCCCGGCCTTCCACGCGTCTACCATCTGTTTCTTAAATATGTCCGCCGCGCTCCCTTGGATTAAACGGTTAAACATAACATACTCTTTCTTGTTCGCGCGCATATCCGGAGAAACCCGCGCACGACGACCGAGGATTGTTCGTATGTATCCGCGTCCTTTGGCGACGTTAACTACATTGGACCTCGTTGGCTTCATGAACGGAACGGTATTAAAGTACAGCTCTTGTAGGTCTTTGGCGTACTCTACGTCCCATTGGAACTTGCGCGCCATGGAAGCCACGCCCATGAAGTACGCCATTCCAAAGTTCAGCCGCTTGGCTGTAGAACGGTCGACGCCTGTCCAGTCCATGACGAGCTGATGGTAGTCCGTCTTTGGATTGTTCTTGTAGTGCTCGCGTATCTCGTCGCTCTTCAGGCCGGTCGCGTAGTGCGCGATTGCACGGTATTCGATCTGCGAGTAGTCTATCTTTCCCCATAGACAGCCTTCCTCTGGTATGAATACGCGACGGCATAAGCGGCCGAATACTTCGTCCCGGCCTGGGATTTGTTGAAGGTTCGGTCCCTGTGACGAGAAGCGGCCAGACACTGTTCCGCCCTCGTCCTGACGCAACGGATAGAACATTGAATATATTCGGCCGTCGATATCGTGATCGATGAACGCGCCATTCAAGAACGTGGTAAGAATCTTTTCAGACTCCCGAACGCGGATAATCTTTTCCGCAACGGGATCGGTAATTAAAGCCAGCTCGTCCTTGCCTAGTTTCGGATTGCCTTTATCCGTAAACGCGTATTCTATTCCCAGCGAGTCGAACAATTCAGCCAGCTGTTTCGACGAGTTATAGTTGAATGCGCCGTGCGCTTGCCATAGCTCGTCCCGAAGATCGTCGCGCATTTTAACTATCTCGCGCGCGCTTTCTTCGATCCGTTCGCGCGACACGCGCACTCCGTTTTTCCGCATGGCAATCAATAGGGGAAACAGCTCGGTCTCCATCGTGTATACAGGCATTAAACCTTGTTCTTCCAAGATCGGACGCTGATGCTCGAAGATGTCAATAGGAAGCCGCGCGTCCTCTATTCCATACGGACGAACAAGCGCGTACGGCATTCGGTACAGATGAATTCGGGAGTCCCCGGTCAAGCCGTTGCGAACGCAGAACGCGTCAATAGCGTTCTTTTCTTTTCCCCGCTTCAGGTACTTCTGGCCAAGATAATCCAATGAATACGAGCGCTGATATTCGTCGATTAAAGGTTCGGCCGTCTGAACGTCGTGGAACGGTCCCGAGACAGGAATCCCGAGGAAATTGCTAATCCAATCGAGGTCGTATAGCAAGTGCGCGCCTATCTTTGGAACAGGCAACGCGGCCACCTCGCGTAGATATGCAAGGTTCGCAGTTCGTGTTTCTTCGGAACATCCGGGATGGTTCAGGTCGTAGTACTCTGCGAACCCATCCGGAGTAGCCAAAGAGAATCCAAGAACGTATCCGTCCTTTCGAAACACTCCCGGACTTCCCATCTCGCGTAGCGCGGGATCGTACGTCTCGATGTCCATGGCGATAAGGGTCGCCGCGCTCAGGTCTGGTCTATTCATGTTCTCGTCTCCTCTTATCTCGCGCCGCTTTCGCTTCTCGCGCGCAAGCTGGCGAACAATGGGTTCTCTTTAACGTCGTCGTCCGGAACAGCTTTCCGCAGAACGCGCAACGAACCTTCTTTTCAATATGTATCGAGTAGAACAATTCTTTGCAGTTAACTGTACAGAACCGCTGATCGTTCCGAATGGGCTTGAATAGCGCGCCGCATTGTGCGCACTTAATAGGTTCGTAGTTCTTGCGCGCGGAGCGGCGCGACAGGATACTGCATCGCGTTTCGCAGAAACGCTGATCAGATCGTATCGCATTGAAGAACTTCTGGCAATTCTCACATCTTTTTAACATCCGCCCTCCCTGCAAGCCGCGTATAGCGTATAGTATCGGCGCGCTATACGCGGCGCGCGTTACCCTGACCATGGCCGCCTGACCCATGGCGCGCCGTTACTACGCTATTCAGACGTTATAAAGTACGGTCGTACAAGGTCTTACAGGTAGTACGGCTTCCGGTTTGGACGAGAAGGTTGAGGTATAGCGGAAGACGCGCCTCCCGTACGCGCTGGAACAGTTTATGGTCAGCCGAATGCGCGGATACGGTAAGAATATCGCCAGTCACTTCTCGATCGAGGGCTTGCGCGCTATCGTCGTTAGGGTATGTTTCCGTCTTTCCTATTCCGGCCTCAATTAACTTGTAGGTCAGATGAGGAAATACGACGACCTTATCAGACGTCCATTTCTTGTGCGCCATTCCGAACGTCACGATCTCGTCCACGAGCGGAGACAGAACATCTTGGCACGGCGCGCAAGGGAACAGGGACACGTACGCGCGCGCCGCGCGTTGCCTATTCAGGTTCGACAGATTGTCGACGGCTACGACCTCAGCATGGCGTACGACGCATAGACGATGCTCTTTGTCGTCACAGTTCTGGTCACAGGCCTCTATGGTATTTATTCCCACGGACAGAACATTGTAGTCCTCGTCCGTTATAATACAGACTACTTGCTTGTCGATACATCGCGACAGATGCTTGAGATTGTTCAGCGTTACGAACATCTCTACGTCGTGCTCATTCAGTTCACGCATTCTTGGCCTCCAGATAGCTGAGCATTAGACTAAAGAACTTGCTCTGGTTCATTTCAGGCGAATAGAATAGCGGACCGCCAGGAAACTGCCGAAGCGATTGTTCTAATCCCAAGAAGGATGGAATAGCGGCCACGTCCGCAGGTCGTATTTCGGGAGTCGTTCCCTTGTCGTATACGCCTCGCACGGAACAGAGATACGCTTTCTGATAATCCCTATGGTAGAGATGCAAGCTATTCGCGATATGAGTATACGTTCCCAATCTCAGATCGGGATACGTGTCGAGAAGTTTAGCGCGCACTATCTGTTGAAGCGTCGTGAAGAAGAACACGTCGTACGGAAGCCCGAACCATACATCATTAGACCGCATCACAGCCGTTGCGTTCAGCGCGTTGTCCCGAATGCTGAAGTGAAGGTACATGGTACAGGGATTGTCTTTAGTCTCGGAGTTCGTATCCCGCTCTTTGTAAATTATCGCTACGGCTTTCTTCGTGTCGGGCTTCGCTCGGAGTTGCTTTAATACGTATTCTAATTGCGTCAGGTTCTGTGGCGCGCTCTTCTCGGCGAACAGCCGCTTGCCATAGCAGGAGTTCACGGTCTCGCCGTCGTCGGATATGCCGCGCCAGAACTTGGAATAGTGCGCAATGAATTCAAGCGAGTCGCTTCCTGCCAGATAGAACGCAAGCTCTCCGGCCGCGTAACGTTTAGACAGGCCGCGCGCGGCGAGCGTTACGAGATTGTTGCGCGGGTCGGATAGCTCGATTATCGCGTTCGATATTTCGTATATCTTTTCTCCTCTAGAAACGATTGCGTTTTCCGCGTTCTGCGTAAGACTATGGCAAGCCTCACGGTAGATATCGTTCATGCAATTTCCCTTAATCGCGAACATGGTTTCTCCTAGTATAATGGATAAGTGTTTCTAGAGCTTCCGTAGAGCACGTGAAGAACCTTCTTGGCTCGTGTCGCTCCGACGTAGAACGCGCGATGCTCACTATCTGGATTGCGCGCAAGGTTCGCGGCTACGTTCTTCGTGATGTCCAGATCGAGGACTACGTTATCGGCCTCCCCTCCTTTGGATGAATGTATGGTTGCAATGCGAATCTTTGGATTAGATATCTCCGGCTTCAGCCGAACAATATCTCTCATGTATGCGATCTTCTCATCACCCCAATTGAATGAATCGTACCACGGCATTCGCAGGTCGTACTTGCTCTTGAGCGCTTTCTGCAGACGTACCTCCTCTTGTTGCGTCATCATGCTGGTCTTACGTACTTGCTCGTATCGCTCAATTAACGTTATGTCTTCCTTCGTTACGGAAGGAGTTCCGTTAACTGAATATACAAGGCCGCGCCGCGCAAGCGACTCGGCAAGCTTCGGCATGAAGGCGTGGTTGCGTACCAGGAGCATCCACGTCTCGTCCGAGTTCACGGGGATGCTTTCAATAGAGTTGTGGAATAGAACGTCGCCGTCCTTTCCGCGTCCCGTATAGTTCTTTTCAATACGGCGACTGATCTGCGAGGATATGCGCTTGGCGAACGCAAGCACTGAATCAGGCAGTCTATAGCTGTGATGCAGAATACTTGGCGTCCCTTCTACGCTCAGGAAGTAGTCGACGTCCGCTCCTGACCATTGATATATGGCTTGGTCGTCGTCGCCAGCTATGTATATCGTATCACAATGGCGGAACGCGGTCCATATCATTTTCCACTGTAACGTAGTCAGGTCTTGGGCTTCGTCGATAAACGCTATCTTGACGCTCGACGTCCGCGCCTCGGTCACGTACTGTTCAATCATGTCCGTGAAGTCGTACAGAGAATGCGCTTGCTTGAATTGTTGGTACGTCCGCCGAACGTAACGTAGCTTGTCAATATTCAGTACGGCAAGATACGTAGCGGCTGTCCGCGGATTGTTACGATGGAGCTCGTCGAAGAACAGGTATTGATCGTCATCGTTTTTCAACTCCTCCGTGTAATAACCTGTAAACGACATTCCGACCTTCGCTGAATACTCGCGATAGTCCGACTTGTCCATAACCGAATCACGATTCATTTTCAATTCCTGAAACGCCATGCTGTGCAAGGTACGGAAGTTCGGGAATCGTTCCGCTCCGAATCCGAACGAGGCGATTGCGCGCTTCTTACCTTGCTCGGAACCTTCCTTCGTGAACGATACGTACGCTATTTCTTCCGGAGCGTACGTCTCGAGCTCGATTTCCAAGAGGCGTAGAAGTTCGGTAGTCTTCCCCGTTCCGGGAGGACCGTAGATAGTGCGCACGTCCATCTTAGTTTACGTAGCTGGCTCGAAGCTCGTCGAATAGGTCGGAGAATTCGCTCTGACCCAGAACGTGCTCAGCCACGGAAAGAATCCTACAGACGTCGTTAGATAAATTGCCGCTCGCGCGCTCTTCTTTCATGGCGTACCATAATTCGAGCATATCGCAGAACCTGAATAGCGAGTGTACGACCTCGCTGGACATTCCCTTGGATATGGCCTCATCTTCGAACGGAGCGAGCGAGGGAACGATCTTGCTGATTTGTTCCTCTACTATTCCCCACGCAATCTTCGTTGTCTCGTTCGCGTTCTTAGCCGGATACAATAGGTCTCCGGTCTCGGTCTCCATCATATCATGATTCATGGCCAAGAACATATCCTGAGCGGTCGGCACGACGCCGATCCTCGCAGAAAGAACGTATAGCAATTCTGCCACGTGGAAGCCGTGTTCGGACAACGAGTACGGACGATTAAGCCGCGTACCCGAGCACCGATATACGGAGTTCATTTTTCGTGCCCTCAGGATTAGCGCGGAATCAATATTGCTCATTTTCAAACTCCTCCATGAAATCAATAGACACCTGATCAACGTCAGGCTCAACGAATGTCTCTAAGCCCTTGTACGGAAGCGTCCATACTCGGAGCGTGGAGTTCTGCTTGTTTACATAATAGCGAACAGCCTTTCCTCCCAGGTCGCGAAGCCGCGCCTGTATCTCGGTCTGGCCGAACGCGCGGAACGTCTTCTGTATTACCAGGAAGTTTACAAGGTTCTTAGACCTGAACACATACGAGTGAAGCTCGTCGTCCTTGAATACGCGGTCCATAAGAATCTGGTCTTTGTTCGCGGCGCTTGCTCGCTTCGTTAGGAACTCAGTTAGATACTCTGTGAACATGGCTCCTATTGATATGTCGTCGCCGCTGTCCACGCTAACTGCTTTAATATTGGTCAGGGCTGTGTTCACTACGCGCGTCCAGGTCTCGTCTTTAAGCCGCATAGGTAGTATATGCAATATCCGGAAGCACAGAGTACGGAACGCTTGCTGATTAATTATATCAGCCTCGCTATAGAAGCGTAGAAGCTTGCCATTAATCATCCACTCGTAGTACGGCGGATCGGCGAGGTACTGGCTTAATTGTTCGAACGACAACTCCGGTACGGAAGACGAGCCGACGCCGAATTCCCTCTTCTTGCATTCTGTCTTATCGCATATCGAACAGAGCGGCTCTTCCGCGCACTTATAGGCGTAGTCTTTCTTCTTCAGGGAGTTTACTATGGTATCGCTTATCTCTTTAAGAGGGAGCGGAACCTCCAACGCGGAATTCGCCTCGACTACTTTCTGTTCAAAGTCGTCGCCGTATTTAGACTTGAGATATACAGCGTGGCTGAACATATAATTGTTTCGCATCGGCGTATGGCCGCGCAAGTAGATTGCCTGAATACAGGGAGGACCATCATTAATAGGAAGGGAAGCTAAATGCTTTTCGAGATCGTCGGTCAATAGCGTTCGGGCTGAGCAATAATTTATCGCTTCTTCTAACGTGAGCGCGGTTCCGTCTTCGCCGATTAAATAGCGCGTTGTACTTGCGCTCTTGTAGTAGGGTAGATTAATCCAATTCCCCATGGCGTTGTTTTCTAGCTTGGCTTGCTTGGGAAATATCTCTGTCTGTTTCGGAAGCCCGAGCGTCCGCCTGTACGTATTCAATACGTCAATTACTTTGCGAGCGGCTGTAGGTTCTCGAAAGAATGCGTACAGATGCAATCCGCCGCTCTTGGAGCGGAACGGAATAAGCGGATATCCGTAGCGCCTAAGAATAGGCGGAATGAGCGGCGCTGTGGCTACGTCGTCTAGATCAATAACGCCGAAATAGCATTTAGCATCTTCTCGAATGGGGACTATTCCCAAGCTCTTCTTACCTTCGAGATGCTGGAGATAATCTTCTTCTGTCAATAGCGAGCGTTCCGTGAACGCCGAACCTTGCTCCTTTCCGTTCTCGTCAGCTGTGCCTGAGGGGAGGAACACGCCTCGCGTTGTTTCGTTCCCTCGGAACAGAGTCATGAAATCATGTAGCATAATCATAGATACTGACATGGACGGCTCCCAATAAGATAAATAGGCGCTCCGTGTTACGGGAGCGCCTTTAGATTAGATCAATATTCAGATGCGTCAGTAACCGGGAGCGCCGTCTTTTCACCTTCCGTGATTTGTGCGAAGTCTACCTTGACTGAATCAGCGTCAAGAAGCTTGCGCGTATTCGCCGCCAGAAGCAGAACCTCCCTGGGAACGAACCCTATGCGCTCTACGTTCGCGGAGCGCGTTCCGATATTGTACCATCGGCCGGATTCATTCTGATTCAGCGTGAGCGACACTTTCCAATAGCTGGAGAAGTACGCGGCTGGTCTCCCTGAGGGAGTGCGCACGGTATAGATGAGCGAGTTCCATGACTTGCCATGTTTGATCATGGACGCGGTCAAGGAGAACGCGACGGGGAGTTCGTGCTCGTGTCCTTTGATGAGGCAGTAGAACACGATCGTTTCACGAATCTCGTTTCCGTTGTCTATGCGGAACAATCCATCGAACGGATTGCCAGTAACCGGGAACGCGTTGACGGGATGCTTGCCTTGGAAGTCCCCGCGCTTGTCTCCCATCTTCGGCGTGTATTCCAGCCAGATTGGTTCGCTCTTGACGGGAATAACCTCGATACTTGCGCCGTATATTTCGTGCGTCAAGCTGTTCATGAAGGTTCCGGCTTCCGCGCCAGGAACGTACGACGGGTCGCCCTTGATTGTTTCCGGGGACGTCGGCTGAATAACGCGGAGGAACGGAACGGCGAAATCGCTCGCCCTGATTCCTTCAAATCCTGCGCCTGAGAATTCGTCGAGGTAATTGTCGTCGGTCGTCTGCGTTGTTTCTTTGTTCATGTTCATATCCCTTTCTTGTTCGTGATCTTCGTGTTTCTGTACAGGTACAGATTCGCTTCCGGCGGAACTTCTTGCGTGGAAAATTGAGCCACGGTATTCGCAGTCAACCCCAGCTTCCGGCGGAACCATGCTTTGAGGGAATTCGTATTCACGTCTTCGCTACGCTCGAACGTAATTCCCTTGTCCTGAAGCATACCGAGGATTTCTTCATCGGCGTCTTCAAATGAAACTCTTTCCTTTACAAGGTCGCCTCCTTCATTCGCGTACAAGAACCCTATCACAGCGCGCTTCTTGGCCTCGTCTTTCGGCATAGACAGCGCGAGCTCCTCGCTGATCGTAACTACTTTCCCGTTCTCCAGTCCCAAGGAAGTTAACCGATGCTGAGCCATGTACGAAGGGATCGTCTGCTCCCTGATCGTCCGCTCCAATTGTTTCCTATTGGACAGCTCTTCTTCCGCTTCCTCTACGCGCGCTTGCGCTTCAATAAGCGCGTCCACAAGCCGCATTACCTCAGTCATTGCAGTTCCGGAGTCCTCTACGAACTCGTCCAAGTAATTCTCGTCTGACATTGTTCCTCCCTATCCCAAGAACGCTTCTAATGAGGCTTCGCGCATATACTCTAGGAGATCGCGCTTATCCCGCAGAATGGCCAAGACCTGTTCGTCCACTGTTCCTTTCATGATTATGTCTTTATATACAATCGTATTCGACAATTGACCGTCACGGTGAATGCGGTCTTCCAGCTGTTCCCTCGTCTCCAAGGAATAGTCGTTGGAGTACAGGTACATGATATGGCAATTCTGGAAGTTGAACCCGCGCCGAACCAAGAGCGGCGATACAATAAATATATCGATCTCGTTCCGCTCGAACGCGTCGCGCAATTCGCGGCGCTCGGCTATCGGCGTATTACCATAGATACATTCCACGCGCTCGTCTTCCAGGCGCTCGCGCAGAGTGTTACGTAGCGCAAGTACCTCGGACGTAAACCGCGCGCTGATTATTACAGGCCGGTCCGCGCACTCGTCCATATTAGATATCAGGGCTTCGATCTTCGGATTGGTCTTACCGATGGGAACGAGCTCCTTTGAATCGTCTTCGGGATTCGTACAGGGGAAGAACCCTCCCGTGATTTGTTGCAAGCGCAGAATCAGGGATATCTTATTCAATGCCGTTAACTCGCGGCCTTCGTATTCAGAGAACAGCTCGCGCTTCATTTCCTTGTATACGCGCGCTTGGTCTACGCTCATAGTGACTCGGAGTTCTTCGTATATCTTCGGAGGCAGGTCTAGGCAATCGCTCTTCTTAACGATAACGGATACAGGCGCTATCTTCGCTTTGAGTTGTTCAAGGTTCTTGTACGGAGCGCGGATATGCGGATTGTCGAGAAGGAAGCGCACCGAGGATTCAGCGATCGACATAATAGCGGCTATGTCCTCGACGCTCTTTCCGATCTTATGGTATCCGTGGACGGAGTCAATTTCCGACTTCTTTATCTTTCGGTAGAAGCTCCTTGATGTTCCCGGAACGCTCATCTTGCGCTCTATTCCGTAGCGCATCTTGAACGAGAAGAAATCCATTCCGAAGAATCCGGGTTCCAGGAACTCGAACATATTCCAGATATCATACGGCGAGTTAGTTACCATGGTCCCCGTCAATATTGAGCGGCGCACGGACAGCGGCGCTATCTTCGTTAACCGCTTCCCCATGTAGGATAGCGCGGACAAGCCGTGGATAATGTTCAGCGAGCGCCGCGCGTCCGGGTTCTTGATCGTCGTGGCTTCGTCCACTATGATATGCGTCTTATGGTTCTTGACGAACTCCTTGAATATCGATATTGCTGAATCAGAGCTGAATGCTTCTACGTTCACGCAGAACCATACAAGCGCGTCTTTCTTATTGTACACAATATCCCAGACCGCTTTCTTATTGCGCTGAGAACTAATCCCGTCCCATACATAGGCAACGTACGGGACGGAATCAGGATGATGTTTAGGGAGCTCTTTATCTGCCCATTGTTCTTGAACTCCACTAGGCGCGATGAGGAGAACCGCGTTGATGACGCCTTCCTTGAACAGGTTTACGGACAGGTCTATGTCGGTCTTCGTCTTTCCGGTTCCTTGTTCCATGAACAAGGCGAACGCGGGTAACGGATAACACTTATAGACAGCCTCTTCCTGATGCTTGTACGGCTTCGTCTTATAGAGATAATTCGGCGCGCTTTCCATCGCTCACTCCTAGTAGAGGCAGAACTTTTCGAGATACAGTTTAAGAAGCTCCGGGTCGCTGTTCAGGAAGTTCCAGAAGTCCGCAACGCGTGCATGGACAATAGCGCGCGCTTCCTCGATGGTCTCGAACTTGATATCGATCTTCTCGACGCTCTGAATCTTCTTGTCGTCCTCGTCATCATTAAACACGGCTACGACGTACCTGAACCGCGGAATGTTCTCTATGTAGCAATACATTGGATGCTGAATAGAGTTGCGGTACTTCTCTTCTTTGAAGCTGGCGGTAGTCTTCACGTCCTTGATAATATCCGGGAACCATGCGTCCGTCTTTCCGTACAGACAGAATGATTGACCGTCTATTGTTTCGATCTTCTTGATCTTCTTCTGGATGTTTCCGCCTATGACCTCAGTTACTACGGAATAGAACTCCGGAGAAGCGTCGGGATTGGTCTTGCTCTTGGCGATGCGATATACCAGATTCTCGAAGTCCAGGCCGCGCTGAATCTTCTTGTCCGGAGTCCACGCAACGCGGGACAGGCTGTCTACGAACGCTTTATACGCGCGCTCTTTCCAAGACGGCGGACAGATCTTGAACCAATTGTACGAGTCGTAGATAGACGTCGTGAAGAGCAGGTCGCGTTTAATACTCATCAGAAGCTCCTTCTGGAATTGTTTCTTGTTGCATTCCCTGTTCGTTGTAATGGTACGTAGACATTCCCTTCCCAGGCAGAGCGAACGGGAAGTCCGTCAGCTCGCAAGCGGGAATCAGCGGCTTCCCGAAGAAGCGTACCTGATGCAATTTGCGAATCTTGTTCCCTTTGTAGATTAGGGTATAGATCGCATTCTCAGACTTCTTTACAATCTTGGCGAATTGCCAGATCGTATAGTAGAGGTCTCCGTTGATTTCCGTGGGAGCCATGCTTTTCTCGTCTTCTGTCATAGCGCGTTGTATCGGCGTTTCGCCGAACCTCCTCTCTCGTATTTATCGTACTCGCAGAGCCAGTGTTGAACGTTGCACAGATGCAAGTTCTGGAACCTCTTCAATTCTCCCTCCTTATAATCCGGGTCGTCGGCCACGACCGCGCGCCACAGAGATAGAAGTACGCGCGCGCTTTCCAGCCAGCTTGCTTCGGTGTTTCGTTCAGACGGACTCCCAGTAAGAATTCTATTCATTCCGCGCAAGCTTCCAGGTCCTGGCGCGGTCCACGTGTCGTGATCGCACGCGTTCAGAAGGTATTGTCTGTCGTATGCGAAATCGCAAACGAACTGATATCCCATGAACGAACCGACTCCGTAGAACGGAAGAAGCGTTTTCCAGACGGCTTCGAGAGAACCGAGCGTTGTGACTGCGTTCGTAAAGTTCGCCGCTTCCAATTCCTTTACAAGAAGGAATGGAAGATCGAACTTGAAGCGGCCCGTCGCCGCGTCCCCGGGAGCTACGAGGAAGCCCGAAGTATGAATAGGCAAGTGAGCGCGCAATCTTCTCACTACGCCTTCTCGTATGGAAGCTACGCTTTCCCATGTCTCGTGCGCCTGAATATCCATCGCCGCGTCAAGACGGCTATAGTAGCGCGCTATGATTATGCGCTTCCAGTTATCCGGGTCGTGCGCGTACGCGTCTATGATGTTCTTCTTGAGCCATACAGACGTCTTATCCTGTTCGCGAAACACGTTGCAGAAGAACCAATTACCGAAGACCTTGTCCTCAGTCCACGGCTTGGGATATCCCCGCTCCTTTCGCGCGTAGATTAATTGACGCTCCTTGGCGATGTCCGCGAACTTCTGGATTCGGTCTAACTGATCAGGCGTTACCATTTCGGCGCTCCTTTGTAACACTTCGCCAGCTTCGCCCATGCTGTTCGAAGACCGAGCGTAGGCTTGTCGCCCCATGTAGACGGACGAACCTTGACATACGCCGTGGCGTACTCCGGATAGCGTTGCGCTATTTCCAAGGCGCATTTATCCAGCTCTTCGGTCTTACGTCCCAGAGCGTTGCATCCGCCGTGTTCCGGCGTCGTCTCGCAACGCGTTCCGATGAGCACGTCCTGTTTCACGTAGTCCGTGAATATCATTATGCCGTATCCGGCGGTCGCGACCTTAAAACCGAACGAGTAGTCCTCCATGTACTTCGGTCCGAACTTATAACGGTACTCGGAATGGAGAAGGAAGAACGGAGAATAATACATCGTGACCTGAGTCCAGTCCGCGTTCATGTAGGCGAACGTCTGGCTCTTTCCTACGCAGAACAGTCTAGGGAGGAAGCTTGCCATAGGCGCTTCCATGTCTACGCGCTTGACGAGTTCCATGGCCTTGGCGAACTCAACGTCGACATTGTCCATCTTGCAGTAATTACCCTTGTCGTTCGCGCGCATGTCCAGCCGCTGATCGTCCTCGATCACGAACAGATACTTGCATTCTTCGAGGAACGCGTCAAAGATAAAATCCCGCGTTTCCCGAATATTGAAATCTGGGTTCGCGTCGGTCAACTCCATAGGAATTATCCGCAGCTGACAGCCGAACTTCTCGGCTACGTAGTGATAATCGCCGGCTTCAGCTTCCCTGACTACGAGGAACGTATTCCGCATTTCTTCCTTGGATATTCCTATCAAGGCGTTCGTTTCCCCGGTCAACAGCCATTGCGCGCGCTTGTACGAAGGGATAGCTATAATTGTTTCCCTCATATCAAGTTACCTATTAACTTGGCAAGCGCCTTCCGGTGTTCTGGCTTCTCCCTATACTTCACGACGCGGATAAGCTGGTACGCAACCAGAGCCTGAAACAGTTCTTTGTTCGAGTCGTTGTCATCGATCAAGAGGTTCGCGACAAGCCACTCGCGCTCCGCTTCCAGTCTCTTCTTGTATTCCTGGCACGTACGGCGCACTAGGATAGACGCGACGTACTTGGCAATATCGGCGCGCGCGCTTCCGTACAGCTCGGGCTTGTAGATAGGGTCGATCAACACAATCCCGTTCTTTCCCCAAAGAACGTTGTCCACAGAGTAGTCTCCGTGGCTGAACGACTGTTCCGTATTCAATTGATTGTTGTACCGGCCGATGGTCTGCGTAAGCTTGTCCATCTTCTTTGCGTCGTACAGGTCGGGATAGACCGCCGCGTGATCATTGATTCGGCGCGCGATCGCTTCGTACGCGTCGATCATTGAGTCCGCGGGAATCTTGGATACGAGGTCGGCAATTACCAGGAGCGATGCGGCGACCTTCTCCGCGCCGCGCCTCTTTACCATGGTCGCTACAGGGTCGTTATGAACATACGTAAGACGCAAGCCGCCTATCCCGATGGTCGATACTTTCGCAGGAACGGCAACGTAGTCCCGCGCCTTCTTGTACCACGCGTACTCTTCCTGAACGTTGCGTCCTGTCTTAAACACGAACTCCCCGTCTCGTACCACGGTAGACCCGGATTTGCCGGATAACGTTTCGCTCATGCGTATATCCCCCTCTCAAGAACCGCGACGTAGTCGTCCCATGTTCCTATGTCTTTAAAGTTATGCATCTCGGCGTATCGCACTCCCGTAGACAGAAACGCGGCTATAAAGTCCGTCGTCCCTTGTTCTAACGACGCGTATTCCATTGGAAGAAGCGCGCGCGGGATTCCGAGTATCCCTATCTTTGCCAGCATACTCTCATCGAGCCACTCTGCCGGTTTCTCTTCTATATGCAAGACTCGGTCTTCGTCGGTCGTTACCATAGCATACTTGTCGTGTCTATCGACGCGGCCAATCGCAGTCAGTATCTCGTTCGGCTGTCTTTCGAACGCACGGACGAACCCGCTGAGCTCGTATTCGTATTTTATATACGTGTCCCCGTCGATCACGAGGAGGTCGTCTTGAATCAGTCCGCGACAGAGAGCGCGCACGACAGTAACGACAGCGTTCAACTGTCCCGGCTCGTCTTGACTAATCACCGTTACGTTCATCGAGGATTTTAAGAAGTAAGTCGTCGCGAACCGAAACGCGTTCTCGTTCCGCTCGTTCGCGACGACGATAACGTTCCTAATCCCGGCCTGTTCCAGCTGTTCCAGCTGAACGAACAATAGAGGATCCATCGCGCCGTTCTTGTTCTTCCGGACGGGGAGCAATCCCTTAGGAATAACTGCATCTGAGTACGGAGCCATGCGAGTCGAAGACCCGCCATTGAGAATAACCGCTACCATAACATCTCCTCCCGTCCTATTCCTATTATATCGAATATCTCAGCGACGACCTCAGCGACGGCGCGCATCCCGCCATTACACTTGCAGACGTACGAACAGCGCGTCTTCAGATCAGGGAACGCGTCGTTCGGACAGGCTGAGAAGCCTACGGACCGAGCCACGCGGATATCGGTGAACGAGTCGCCCATGTACGCCACGGTAGACAGATCGGTCTCTCGGAATTGAATCGCCTCCGTCCTTCCGCGCGACGGCATATATTCCAAGCT